CCTCCCCATAGGGAGGGATCTCTAACCGGTATGGTTAACCGGTGAGCGTAAGCTCATTTCGTATCTTTGATTGGAGCCATTCATGCCTTACGGAAACAGGAGTAAAACTGAGTACCAAGGTGTCTATTATTACAACCCGATTGATGTGCCTTGGCGCAACTATTGGGTTTATAATAACGTCTTGGTCTCAACAAACTCCTCTTCTGGAAGTAACGTGAATGTTCCTTTCAAGAGGACTAAGCCTGTTTACAAGATGGTACCCGTGAGGGTTCCCATCCGTAATAAGCTTGCCCCTAAGATACGAGAAATAAAGTGGGATCCTAAAAGGAAACGACTTTATTGGAAGAGGGAAAGTCCGCTCACGTATATCATTAAATACCGACGCTCTAAAGTCGGGCTTAAGGGTATCCGCGGTCTTGACCTTGCTCCGAATACGTTAAGTTCTGAATCTTTGAACATAACGCCATTTGGACCCAGTATTATTCGAGCTCGTTGGCGAGAATACTACTGGAACGGGACGTTCACTGAGTACGAGCGTTATCATGCATCTAATTATAGTCTCGGTCATCTATGGTGGTCCCATCCTCAGGGACCACCGGAAGATCGATTCTACGATAGTGCACGCTACGCTGGCTTTCAAGTTGATATAGCAGAAGAATCTGCCGCTATCAATGAGATCGCTAAACACAACATTGCCAAACTTCGTGACAAAGTTGGTGATCACTCAGTAAACATAGCTCAAGCCGTTGCCGAACGTACGCAGACTGCTCGTATGGCGTCAGAATTAGTTTCTCGCGCAGCCCAAAGCCTTGTCGCCCTGAAGAAGGGTAACGTCGCCAAAGCTGCTTCGAAACTTTTTCCGACCGATACAAAACAGTTAGCCAACGATTGGCTTGTCATCCAGTACGGTATACGTCCTCTCCTCTCTGACATCGATGGATTAGCTAAGCAATTAGCTGACCCCCTCGCTGCCCGAGATTACGTTGACTTTACCGTTTCCGGGAGACGTAACGGCACTTTCCATGCTCAAAAGTCGACCTCTGGCAGGATATGCCAGACCTCTACTCTTGACATTCAATGGGAGGTCATTGTGAAGACGAAGATTCGTATTCGCATTGACGATCCTTTTAGGAAAGAGCTGTCCTCGTTGGGTATAACCAACCCAGCACTCCTTGCTTGGGAACTCATACCTTATAGTTTTGTTGTTGATTGGTTATTACCGATTGGCGACTACCTACAAAGTGTTGATTCTTTCGCAGGTGTCACTGTAATCTATGCTCATCAGACTGTCGTTCGTAAACGAAAATCTGCGGGTATAGCTTCCATCGGTGGCGTTGATAGTGATGGTTGGAATTGGGATTCTAATAAGCTGGGTTGGTATTCTGAAGCTTCCAAAATTGAGAGATCTTTCCTCAATGCTGGAGACTTTAAAGCACCTTTCCCTTCTTTCAAGAATCCTATTTCAACCGGTCATCTTCTCAATGCCGCTGCCCTTCTTCGTCAGCTTCGCTGACATTTCTAGGAGCTTAACCATGAGTGCTTTCGCAACTCTTACGCTGAAAAACAGCGCCAACGTCGACGTTTCTTTCGTTCCCTCCGCAATTGACCAGAATGGCGTCGCCAACTGGATGACCTCTGCCGCATCTTTTGATGCGAAACAGAAGGCTTCCTTGGCTGTCAAACTGCCCAAGAACGGATCGAGCGTGGTACGCGTCTCCGGCCGCATTATGCAACCGGTGATGGATGCTGTCGATACTACAAAGCGTGTGGCTGAAGGCGTGGCCAATTTCGAACTCATTCTGCCAAAGCAGATGACCGAAACTGACCGTCTGGATCTTCGCAAGAAGCTCGAGACCCTTCTCACCAACGCTGTTTCGACAGCTGCAGTTCAGAACTTCGAATCGATTTATTGATTCTCGTTCTTTACTGCAGTAACCTTTACTTATAAGAAAGGTACTTCCTGTGAAATCTTTAGATATCACGCGCGAAACACGTTTCGCACTCAGCTATCTTGAAGCCCTCGACTGTTCTCTTAGCCTAACTGCTGCAATTCTCCTTAGATATAAGGAGTATGAACAGCTAGTTAAGTTAGAGTTTAATCCTTTACATTTTAACTCTGTAAAGGATGCAGCCGACGCACTCGCAGCCGTGAAATTTCTGTCTAAAAACACTTTTCTTCGTATCGATGGTTTAGATACTAAGAGTAAGGCAATGGACAGCTTTTTCGAAGCGGAACGAGTGTGTTCTCGTATCAACAGCACTTTATCTTCTACTATTAGAAAAGATAGTAGACTGGCCGCGATCTTATCGATCGCTGCTAGAAAAATAGATATCCTGCTTGGTGATATTGAGATTAAAAAGCTTTTTAATGAAGCTGGTTGGGGACCAGGGGCAACGTATTCTCTTTCGAGAAGAAGTTGCAACGTCACCAATAAGTTCCGCAGTGAATGCGGGATGACATTCCATGCAAACGATTTATTCGGAAATCTTATCCCTTTGGCTTACCCTTTATGGGCGCCCAAGGTTAAGATCCAACCGGGAAATCGTGTTGTTACTGTACCTAAGAATGCTAAGACCGATCGAACAATAGCTATCGAACCAGGGTTAAATCTCTGGTTTCAGAAAGCTGTTGGCTCTATCCTTCGAAGCAAACTCAAGTCAGTAGGTATCGATCTGGATGATCAGCGTCATAACCAAAGGTTGAGTCGCATTGGCAGCTTATTTAATAAGCTTGCCACTGTTGACTTATCTATGGCTTCTGACACTATCTCATCCAGACTAGTCGAAGAGTTGTTACCAAGAAATTGGTTTCATCTCCTTGATAGTCTTCGATCGAAAAGCGGCCGTATCAGCACTTCGCACATTATCCATTATGAGAAATTCTCATCAATGGGTAACGGGTTCACTTTTGAACTCGAAACACTCATATTTTGGGCGATCTCCTGCGCTGTATGTGAATACAGTGGGGAGGACCCTCAATCTGTCAGTGTTTATGGCGATGATATCATCATACCTTCTAGGTGTGTTGATATGCTCTCCAGTATATTCTTATCAATCGGTTTCACTGTAAATAAGTCCAAGAGTTACTCTTCGACGTATTACAGGGAATCGTGCGGTAAGCATTACTGGTTTGGTGCGGATATATCTCCAATCTTTCTTAAAGAAAGGATCCAGGATGAAAAATCCATACTCAAGACTGCAAATCTTCTTCGAAGGTATGCTCATCGCCGTAATACTTATGGCTGTGATATACGCTTTCGCAAAGCTTGGCAGTTTCTTCGGTCTCTTCTCAGTCCAAATTTAGACTTGAAGATTCCGGATGGATACGGTGATGGAGGCCTAGTCGTTAATTTCGACGAGTGCACTCCTCCCCGTGCCCGACACGGTTACGAAGGTTTCTTCGTTAAGTGTTGGACTTCTCAGGTTCGCAAAACTACTGTTGATGATGACAGCTTGCTTTTGGCAAGCCTTTATCAGCTCGGTATTTCTGAGGAACCCTACCTGGCGGAGAGCACGATTCTCTCTATCATCTCGGGGTATATTCCGAGGGAGAACAGTGATATCGTGCCGGCTGCTCACAGGTATCGTCGGAAGAGGATACTTGTGCCGCAATGGAATGACTTAGGCCCTTGGTGTTAACTTAGGGCCTTCGTCTTTCTCCTAGATTAAAACCTAGGTGGAG